TTTTTGTACCAACCTGTGCTAGCGTATTCAATTCCAAATAAAATAGAAAATTTATTTAAATCATTAATCTGTTCAATACTTTGTAATGACATGTATTGATTATTATTTGAATCAGTCAAATATTGTATTTGCCATACACTAAATTGTACAGCAGGATCTGTAATTGGTGTAGTTTCGCTGAAACTTGTAGAATCAAATGATCCTAGACCGCTTATTACATTGCCAGCATTAGGCAATGGATCAAAAAATGTAGTTTGTTGCCAACCGCCGGTTACAGGATCGGTATTATTGTTTATAAAAACAACGGTGCGATTATTAAGGTTGGTAATACCATCAATGCCGGTAGGATTCTCAGCAAAAAATGTAGTTAAAAATTGATTATTGATTTGATCAAAATTTAAAGTAGTAATTAAATCAACTGTGCCAATACTTGGCATATTATAGTAAAAATCTTGTGCAGTAGCCAACGGAACATCAAAAGTGACCGTTCCAAGATCAGTACCGTTATTGGTTACACCTAACACATCTCTACTACTAATATTTGGAGTTGTTGGAATTTTACCGTCAACACCTGGATCAGTCTGAATCCAAAATCCAGGACCAGTTCCTGGCGTACCATCAACAATATTAAACTGTCCACGGAAATTGAATTGAGTATCGTTACAATAGTATAATGTATCTGGCGCATTCTGTGGTACTGTAAAAGTAATTAAGCCAGTTGACGCACCATTGTTGAATACACCCTCACTCCAGATATTAGTTGTACCAAAACTTAATTCAGTTTTAATCCAAAATGCTAGAGGAATGGTTTGTGTAAGATTAAATGTGTATGTATTGCCGCGAACTAAAGTTAGTGTAGGGTTTGGTTCATAATCGATTGCCCAACTAGTTGTGTTATTAGTAACGCGAAATTCTATGGCTGCCTGGTTATTCTGCGCAACATTAAAATTATAACTGCCGCCGCGAACTAATGTAATTGCTGGATTGTTTCCTTCATATCCAGAAAAAGTATAATAACCGTTGCTTCTGGTTACAGTAAAGGTATCAGTTAATGGATACCCCTCTGATGAAACATCCACAGCTAACGGGCCATCAGGCAACCAATAATACTGTGCGTAATTTACAAATTTATCAAAGTCAACAAACGGATCCCATGTATAATAATCACTGGTGTAAAGAGATTGTGGATTTGTTGTTGTTGCACCTTGTACATTTAATGCATCTGTAATGCCAGGATAGGTAATTGCATCAACAATTTTATGAGAGTCAACTGGATCGACTTGTACAACTCCGGGTTCTAATTGGTAATCATCACGAACGGCGGTTGGTTCAATAACATATTTGTCGTTAGCATTTACGCCAGGGCCAACTTTTTGACCAATGTATCCTTGTGTTTGTTTAAATTGTGGTTCTTGAACTAACTGATCTAATGTAGCAGATAAAAACTGTTTATTAACCGGTGTTTGAAATATTTCTGGTAGAAAATCTACAGTACGAATTTGTGTACTTGATGTTGCCATTAAATTACTCCGCTTCCTGGGGCTGTTTGTAAATTAGTACTAGTCAATGATGTAATTACCTCAACATCATTGACTGTTGCGCCGTTGACAAAAATTTGATTAGGTGCTGATCTTATTTCGTATAAATCGCCAAAACTCTTTTGTGGATTCAACGGAACCAACACAACAGAGCTAACTACATCACCAATATTTTGGTGTATGTATGCTGATAGTTCACTAAAATAAAAAGTATCGCCAAAATTCCATGCATCTAAATTAAAATACGCATCGAGGTTAGCTATCACTAAACTTTTAATTGTACTGATGCTAGCTGTGCTTTGACTGTTTTGTATAACTTTAATAGTCGCTCGTAGCGCAGGGTCAGCTTTTTGACCAAACAATGGTTGAAAGTCAACTGAATTAAGAATCATGTTATCAGAAATCATTTTATAATTTTGTAATCCCTGATACGCAGTAGTTAGGTCGTCTAATGTAGGAGCAGATGGTTTCGCTACAGTTCCTGTAGAATCTTTTAACCAATTTTGATAGGCAGTGTAGTATGCATTAGTTACTATGTAAAGGTCGATAATATTTGTAGATCCTGGGTCAATTCGACTAGTAAGAGGACTATTGTGTCTATATTGAAATTTAAGACCCTGGCGACCAACTTGAGCTGCAAACGATGTATTAACTGTAAGTTTAGGATTGCCTAAAGAATCTAACCCTAATGTATAGAATGTTCCGGCGGCATAATTAATGTTTGAGGTAGCACCAGTTGGATTATATGCATAAAATATTGTGCCTGTTGGATATTGTGTCTGAACAGCCTGAATAGATTCTAAAGTTGGATAATCGCTATCAACAGTTCCTGGAGCTACTAACAAATATCTTTGCAAATTATCAAAATCTACTGTCTGTTGAAAGAAGACTAATTTTTTATTAGGTTGAACATTTGGAGCAACAATATCATTAAAGAAGTCTGGATTAATAGGAGTTAGATCTCCGCCAAGTTGTGCAAAGCTAACTTCGACTTGAAAATCGTCAACTAATCCGTCACTTAAAATTGGTTGGTTAATAATAGTTAATACGCTGTCAGATGGCATTGGCGCATTGCTGTCGGGTTGAGTGTTGACACTTAATACATTTACATAATCTTTAATTACTGTGCCGGTTCTGCTGTCATAGATCGGTTGATCGGTATAAAAGAAAAATCTTGTTTCAAGTACACTACCAAAATAATAATTCAGTGCCCGCGAAACTACAGTATAAGTGGACCCATTAAATGTTGCTTGTATTAACCAACTAGCATCGAGGTTAGTACCACTATTATTTTGTGCGTTGGCTAAACTAAATTGAGCATCAACCGCAAGATTGCTAGCGGTAATAACATACCAGGTATCTGTAAGATTGTTATAACCTAGACCAAAATTTTGATTTAGATAAATTTGATTAACAATTTGTTGTTGGATGGTAGAAGGAATATCTGTTACAAAAACAGGAATTACTTGTACAGGAATTGCGCCGGTTGGTACAAAATTGTTTAATACAATAGGGCCTGCACCGCTAGACAAGTTGCCTGTGCCTTGGTTAGTACCAGATAGGTATATAGAAATAGGACTTGCCCAAATTACAAGTTTTTCATCTGGTGCGGTAGGAACTCCTGCGGTTAACAAATTATCACTAGAGAAATAATATCCAGGAGGTGCGGCAAATTTTATTAAACATCCTTCAAGAATATACTTGGCATTGTTACTAGCATAACTGCCTACAGAAACTGGATCGCCATTGGCATTTTGAAAATACCCGGTGGTTTCGTTTGTAATAACTGTGCTCTGGCGCCAGGTATAATTTAATACTTCTAAATTTGGTCTAGGAAAGTTTGCATAATAAAATTGTTTTTGACCGGCTGCCTGTACCGATGGGGCGATTTTATTAGCTACTGCATTAGAAATATCTGTAGTAGTTAACCAACTAAATTGAAAAGTAGGTAAAGCGTTAACTTCGTACAAGGCACCATCATTTGCAAAAGTGTTTGTGCTAGAATATTTTCCTGTTCCATCTACTAAATCAAGATAGCGACTTGTACCAATAGACGCACGGTTTAGTGCCGAACTTTTAAGAATGCTATTGTATTGTGTAAATGGGAAGTTTGTATAATCTTCTCCGTTTACCATGCGATTTTGTGTATAGTATTGCGCAGGTGCTCGTTGTTTAATTTCTTGAATAGTTTCTCGAGCCTGGGCATTTGTAACAGGTTGAGTAATGCCACAAGTAAATGTTAGTGTTTCAATTTGTCCAGTTCGACTGACATAACTGATTGGAATGCTCACCGATTGCATGTCAACTGGATTAATAATGTAAGTTAGTCCGTTGCTGGCACGAACATAAACACGGAAGGTTCCTACAGGGATGGTACTAAAAATTCCATCGCCAAAATTTAAAGTAATCTGATCGTTTGTACGACTAGTAATGCTGTAAATGTCTCTAGTTCCAGGAGCTAACTGCTCAGCAGCGGCAGCATATACGCTTTGTACATATTGCCAAAAACTAGAAATGTTTCCGGTATTGTCTAACTGATACAACCACACATCAGTATTGTTGATTCCTTCAATATTAATGTTTACAGCACGATTACTAATTCTTTCTGGTAAATTAAAATCTTGGTTTTGCAAAACACCTTGTTTGAATAGAAAGAAAAATCCTGTGTTGGCGCTCGAATATCCTAGTTGGTCATTTCTAAATAAAATATTAAACTGACCATTGGGTACCGGAGGAGGTTCATAGATATAATTTTTTCCTGCAGAAGTTGCATTAACAACTTCAAATGGCATATTCACTGTGTCGATTGTGGCGGTGTACGGAATTACCGGAATGTATCCAGGAACCAAATTAATTGTGTATTCTTGCGTGTCGACGCCAAGAATTACTTGATCACCACCAGGGCGGCCAAATTGTTGTGCATTAACTAAGCTAGCATTAATTATAGAAATGAATTGTTCTTGCCAATCAAGGTTAGTTGGATCAGCCCAGTTAACTGTAAGATTAGCAAGATTAATACCGTTATAATCTACAATATCTTCTGTAGTAGAAATAGAAAATACTTTAAGATATCCGCTGGCTTCTGTATTGCGTAGTGGTGTATAGCTTACTAAATTAGCCAGCTTGACTACGCTGTCACGGCGCTCGGCCGTATCCATATAGTTTTCACGAGTATTTAAATCTGTGCGGAATGCTAGACTTTGGCCCATAAAAGCCATAACATCTAGTAAAGCAATAAATTCTGAGCTTTCAATGTAATCATTAAAAGTTTCTGGGTAATATAAACGCAAATAATCTACAAAACTTTTACGCAGAGTTTCAAAATCGTAGCTCTGGAAATCAGCTTCTCTATAAGTCTGATAGATTCGCTTCCAGTCCTCTACTCCGAATATTGCTGTTTGTCTTGTAGTTGTGGCCATAGTTATTCCAAGTTCTAGTATTTAGTTTTGTAATAATATGGGTAGTTAAACGAAGGTGGCTGTACGCTGTTGCTGGTCAAAAAATATGCTTAATAGTTGGGCGTTGGTGCTCGGAACCACGGCAATACCTACCTGTATTAGTATGCCATTTTGTTGGGGGAACATCTGTATACCGCTGATAAAAATTCTAGGATCACCGGCACAAACTCGTTGTATTTCATTGTATATTAATTGTTGTGTTTCTTGTGTTTGATTCTCAAACAGATAATTCCAAAGTACTGTACCATAGCCAGGGCGGCCAACTAGCTCGCCTTGGCGTATGTTAAACGCATTAAGTAGGTCAATTTTAATCAAATTAAAGTCTACAGCGGTAAACTTCTTGTTTTGATTGATTGTGTTAAATCCAATAAATGTAGGCATCTTGTATTTAACCTTAAAATTTATCCAAGTAATCGATTAACCGTTGGCAAGTTAGTTGCTATTCCTTGAACTTGTCCTTGTGCTTGTGCTAACAGAGCAGTTCCTTGTCCTTGCAGATTTTTTAACATACTCTGCGCTTTAGTGATATCAAGGGCGGCTCCTATTGATGCAGAGTCTGGTACACCAAAAGTTGGCACTGGTATTTTACTACTCCCTAGTACTTTTGTAAAAGCTACATCAACCGTGGCTCTGTTTACAGTATTAGCGAACCCGGCGGCCTTTTGTACATTTGATATTAGACTATCGCCCTGTGTGAGTAAAGAACTAAATTGTCCTGTTGCTTGGTTAAGTAACGCCGTAGCTTGTCCTGTTAGTTGCCCTTGGAGATTAGTTACCAGTGATGCTGCTGATCCTTTTAATTGGCTAGTTAATCCATCAATGCTAACTGCAGATAATTTTCCTATACTTGTCGTTAAAGTACTAGATGCTGTTGCCGCAAATTGCGACGCTTTGCCTAATGTATCCATTGCTGTTTTAACCGAAGCGAGATCGGGGGTTAATCCTGATGTTAAGGTTCCTAGTCCAGAAAGTCCAGGTATTGGTCCTAGCTGGCCGGCTATTTTGGTTAAATTAGAAGTAAGGTCAGTGACCGGAAGTAATCCGTTGGCCCACTGGGCTGTAAGTTGTGTGCCGAATTGACTTGAATTTGTGACTAATGATGCGATTTGACTGTTTACGCTGTTAGTTATTGTTGCGGTTGCATTAGTTACTGCTTCATTACCTCCAGTATACACTTCGCCAATTACGGCCGATACTGATTGCGATGTCGGTGTTGTGATTATTCCAGACGCTTGTAAACTAGCGTATCCGTTTTCCATTAATGTTGATTGAGCATCATTTTGTGAACTTGGACTAGCAAGGAATATATCAAGCGAATAAACGCCAGTTAATCCTGTGAATATGCCTGGCGCATTTAGAACATCAACTAGAGTACCAGAACCATTGCGTAAAAATTGTTGCCAGGTGCCGGGTTTTACATATCCGGCCATCTCTAACTGCTGACA